ATCGCCTTGCATAGAAATCTCAGTATGCAGCCAAAATGCTTGTGCTTGCTTGAGCCAGCCTTCTGTGTAATACACTGGATATTCAAATGGTTTGTATTCAACCCGTTCAGTAAAGAGAGTGCTTTGCTTCATATTTTTTCTACTTATTTTAGACAACAATAGCCCACTACTGGCATAGCCAACAGTCTGATTTACAACCAGTAAGATGACTTGGGTATACGACTTATTGTCTTGATTATTTATCTGTTGATTAACCGAATCGGAGGGTCAGAGAGAAATTTTATAGTTATCTCTCCTCAACAAATTCAAATCTAAGTCGTTTATTTATTGCATCAACTTTATATACCTTAACATATGGGAATCTACTTAGATTCTTGTCAAGGTCTTTACGACGTAACGAAACTTCAAAATTCTCCCCGTCAATATCAATTGATATTGCATTCTTGTTCTCATCAACTTTATACTCAAAGCTTTGATTTTCAGTGCGATTACGTAAAGATTGCCACTGCAATTTTTCGTTATTTACTTGATCCTTATTTAGGGTAAGAACAATGCGGTACTGTCCATTTTTGGAAGTAACGTCTTTAACGTAGATCTTGATAGTGTCACCAGTCTTCATTCTCTTACGAATTATCTCGTAATCTTCAAACTCAGACTTATGAATAAGACCTGTATAATAGTTTTCAAACTCAACGAATACTCCAAAATCATAAGGAACATTTGTAAGAGTTCCAACGTATTCTTTATCAAATTGTAACTCGGTTACCATAGTTGGCATAGATGCAGCTACATATTTCTTATAGGAAAGAATGAAAAGGTTGTTTGCCTTGTCATAGTTATCTACCATGACAGTTAACGTTTTACCTAAAAGATCGCTGAAGTTATGCACAACATTTGCTGCGGCATGGGATCCAGGAATAAAGCATTCTATTTCTTTTTTGTATAGCGCAAGATATCCTCCCTTGATTAGACGAACGATTTTTATATCAAACCAGGTTGAGTTAGTTAAGTGATCAAATAATTCTTGCTTATAAGAAATCGATAATGCTTTCTTTTCTGAACCAAAAAATTCTCCGTGAGGAGTAGTTTTATAAATAGTTACTAAGAATTCATATAAAGAACTATCGGATGCAAGAGTTTCAAGGTCTCTTGAATATTCACGAAATGGAACTGAGATATTACACCCAGACTGCAAGTCTTCTGCATAAATCATTTTATCATCATATGAAATAACTCTAGCGCGTACTTTACAAACTTCTCCTTCTGACAGATCCTTTTTTCCTAGGGAAAAATTACCTGTTTTTTCAAAAGAATTTAATGAATCGTATAGTCTCTGAGCATAGCTTTCTTTGCAATAAATTTTGGTTTTGTTTTTTCTATCTGAATCATTTAGTTTTATGGAAGTATTATACTTGCCATAATTTTCAAAAACGTCCAGAGAAAGATCGAGGGTTGTCATATTTTAAATAGTGTGTCTAGTAGGTTTATACAATTACTTGGATTACAAGTTTTAGATATTTATATGTAAGATCTGAAAAATCCTACTTGATCTGCTCCGGTAGCAACAAATTCATCTAGAAATAGCACAAATAGCACGTTTTTAACGCTCATTCTTTCCCAAGGAGGGACATCATCTTGACTTAATAATGGATTTATTTGTCTTAGGGCAAAAGTAGCAGCTTTTTTATCAATTGTCTTAAATCCTCCGGTAGTAGTATCAATTTTTGGAGATTTTAAGTTTGGCAAAACTGCATCTGCTGCACCAGCAGCAGCGGCTAAGATTGGAGCGGTTGCAGAAATAGCAGATAAAGCGGGCTCAAGTAGAGCAACTTTTTGTTTGACGATGTCAACATCTATCATTTTAAAATTAGCAGAACGTGGAGCAAAAGCCTTGGCTTTAGTTATGGCAAAAAAGGTAGCTTCAGCAGGCGGACCAGTAGGTGGAATCTTGTGCTGAGTAAATTCAAGTAGATTCAAATTAACCCCTTTTGCTCCCTTAACAATATTAAGTAAACTATAAAATGGATCTAAAAGTTTTTCTACTTCATCGAATTTTAATTCAATAAAGTTTTTTAGAATAACTAAGAGGTCACCAGGATTAACACTTAGAAAATCTAAATCTAATGTCTGAAAATTAGGTAAAATATCCTTTTTTGAATTTATAATAACATTACCTGAACTATAGGCTGATGAGTTAGAAGACTGAGTATAATTAGGTCGACCAGAATGAAGATTGGCTGGATTGTATGTTCCATCTGAAAGTATAGTATCTTCAGTTGTAGAAGGATCACACGTAACAATATTGATAGTAGGATCCAGTGGAGTTGTGGTATTTGGATTTGAACTAGGTAAATTAGTTAAAGACTTTGGAGAAGGGGATGTATCTGATGAACTTGCAGAGGATGTTGTAGAAATATTAGTCGGCGGTATAGTAGTAGGGTCAGGTAAACAGTTTTCAAGAAAAGATAAGAGTAGGATTAGAAGAGGTTTCTTTAAAAGATTTAAGTCAAGTGTAATACTTTTTGGTAAAGCAGGCTGTGCTGCAGCGTTTGGTGCTTTTATCTCGTATAATGAAATAAGTAAACCCGAAAATGCTTTTGCAAATGAAAGTAGATTAAGATCCGGAAGAGGAATCTCTAAACTAGTGGGAATATTTTTTTTAATTAGGGAAAGATAAGCTGTTGTAATTTCTCTAGTAGAAACTTTTGTTTTACCTCCAAATAAAGATTTAAGATCTTGCGCGCTAAGTGAATTAACTGCAGCATCAAGTGTAGCGCGTGCAGCTAAAAATATTGGCAATGCGGGACTCACAGTAAGACCAAGAGAAAAAGTTTCCTTTTTACAACACGGAGCAAAAGGATCAAAGTCGATGCTAATTGCTGCAAGAGCTGACATGACTTCGGGAGTTAGGGCAAGTGCAGTTTTAGTTTTTTCATTTTCAAATATTTCAGACAAAGAAACCTTTTCCTTGTTTAATTTTTTTTTAAGTTTTACCTTTTTTACTTTGTCTGTTTCCTTGTCGTATTGCTTTTGTAAATCATCTATCTTTTTTCTTTTATCAGATGAATTTCCAGTGGCACCCTTGCCGCTTGCAGCATCAACAATAGTTTTATTTGCTTTTAATAGGAACGTTTTTACTTTTTCTGGATTCTTATCAACATCAATCAGACCATCTGAATCAGTAAGATTAGAATTATTTTCTCTTATTTTTTCTTTATTTTTAGCTAACTGTACTAGAAAAATATTTTTTACTCTTGCGCTCTCCTTTGAGAAAAATTGAGTCTTGTGAATATTTGCAAATTCTCGTATTTTATCGACTATTTCAGCTATTGCGTTTTGCTTTAGATCAATAGTTGATGAATCCTTTGGAATAACGATTTTTGGAAACTTGATTCTATCATAATACGTAATCATATCTGACTTTATGGCATCGATCTTTTCAGAAAGTTCTATTCCATCTGACTCTAATTGCTTTCTAATGCTTATGATTTGAGGCTCGTCACCAATGACTAGTGCTTCCTTTAACTGAGAGAGAAGTTTTTCTCTACGTGAAACTATTTTTTCTTTTGTTTTGTTTGAGTTATTAAGAGACGGTTTTCCAAGATCATCTAATCTATTTAAAATTGCTCTTTTTGCATCTTCAATTGCATCTTTAGCTGAATCTACTTTATTTACAATCTTCTCCATTTTTTCATATCGCTTGACATTACTAGTGGAGTTTTCAAGATTCTTTTTTTCTCTTGCGGTTTTTAATTTTTTGTTTTCGTTACCAGTAGCATTAGCAGATTCCTCTCTTGCTTTTAAAATAGTCTGTTGTCTGGACAATTGTTGTTTCTCAGAATCATTAAGATTATAATTAGGACCTAATGAGGATTCGTTTAAAAGTCGAGTTGCCTTATCTTTAGCTGAAAGTATCGATAGTGGTATATGAATTTCGGGTTTTATCGATTCATCTTCGCCAGTATATCCAAATTTTTCAGAAGGACCTTTAACCGTAATAATATGTTGTTTGAAACCGCTATTTGAAACTAAAAACACAACTGGAGAAATAAAGACTCCATTTATTGTCAAGAAAAACACAATATTTCCCAGCGGTGTCGAAATAGTCAACAAGGGAATCCACATAATTGGCAAAGGAATCTTAATGAGCCCGCCTGGATATGGAATTATGATTCCAACTGGCCAATACCTAAGTTGTCCGACTTTTGCTCCATTTGGCATGGGTAGAAGTCCAATGAAAGTTGCCATTTTTGCAAACTCTACCCAATAACACATTTGATTAGAGGTAGGCAGAGTTGGATCGATTCCATTTAAAGTTTTAGTAAAAAATGGATCGACTCCTAATTGCGATTTAACGTCATTACACCCAGTAATAGGTTGATCTATCTTATCAAAACATTCTGGACTATATGACTTTAATAATGATTTAGTTTTTTCAACGCTGGGTTTAAGTTCTTCAACCTTTAATGAAATTCTAGCGATTTCTTCATCTAACTCAGCAGCTGCTTGTAAAAACTGATTATTTTTTTGAGTTAATCCATCTACTATGGTTTGAAGATTTGGATTTTCTTCAGGTAGATAGTAATTTACTTTGCCTAATGCAAGCAATAATTTTGCTTCTTTGCGAGCAACTACTCCCAAATTAATTTTAAGTGCGGCAAGACCCGTGTCAATGACTTGTGCTCGTTTTTCAGCTTTTTTGACTTCAAATGAATTTTCAAAATTTTGATAAAAATCCTGCATTAAATCAAGATTCTGTATATAATATTGAGCATTTTTTTCTCTTTTCATTTCAGCGCCAGTTCCTTTTAATTTAGGATCAACTAAATTGATTGAACTAGTAAGTCCTCTGTCAGATGGAGAAAAGAAATTATTGACCGGATCTTCAAATAAATTATAGTATTGTGTGTAGATCTTGCCAGTTACGGTTTGTCCAGGAGTAATATTAAATTCGGTAAGAGAAAATATACTAGACGAATTAAAAAAAGAGTCCTTTTGAAGTATTGGGTTACCTTTAATTGGAAAATTATATTTTTCAATCTTACGTGCGCCTGTAGATTTTTCAACTACTTCCTTTTGTAGTTTTATTCCATTCAATTGTATAAACGCAAGCTTAAACGTAAAATATGAATTTTCAACCACGTCTTGAATACTATTAATAGGTCGAGCATCATCATATACAGTCAAACACTCAGAATATGCTTTTACCTGATCTTGATATTCTTGCAATTCAGAATAACTAATGTATTGATTAAAGTATTGTTTTATATAAAATTCAAAAGAATTTCCTGAGTTTTCTTGATATTGAAGAACTGAATTATAGTAAGAATTACCAATTAACGATGAGTTATTTGCACCAACACCATATTCATTTTTTTCAAGAGTACTTAGGGCATCTTGTGTGTCTTGTAATCTGCTTTGCACATCATCGATTTGAGAATCGATTAGTGCAAGTCTATCTAAAATAGCTTGAGGAACATATGTTGTTGTAACTGATTCTTCGATTGCTTTACGCTGATCCTTTAGTGTAGGTATCAGTGCAGATAGTCGCCTTTCCTCAATTAATAATGGATCAAAAACACCTAATAATCTAGCAGTTTCGTTTGCTCTTTCTTTAAAATATTCAACCACTGGTGAATAATTATCTCGATATTCAATTAGTTTTTCTAATAGATTCTTGTGCTGTTGATATTCGTCTATTTGTTTAGAAACAATAGAGTTTACATCATCTATTTTTTGCACGCATTTGGTTGGATCCTGCTTTTCTTTTGCTTTTGCCTTCGTAAGAATATTCTCAAGTTCAGCTTCCAATTCGATTGCAGGTAACAGGTTTGGAATTGCAAGATCTTCACACGGAGCTTCTAAAGAATCTATTGGGATTCCAAGCTCGTCGATTGGCTCACACCAAACGCTGTTTAGCAAGTCTTTCAATTGATCTTCTGTAAACTTTGCTTTAACTTCGTCTGGAGAAATGCCCAATACATTGGCCACCTCATTAATTAATAAATCTAGAGCAGATGTCAAAATATGAATATCTTTACTTTATTTATACAAAAATAAAAAAGGCGGTCAACGACCGCCTTTATATTAAAGCAACAATGCATAAAATGGCCTAATAAATTACGCGTCGACTTTAATAGTATCGTCAGGCTGTTCTTCCATCAAAGAACATTCAGTAGTAATCATCATACCGGCAATAGATACTGCGTTTTCCAAAGCAGATCTAGTAACTTTAGCAGGATCGATGATTCCAAAAGAAACCATATCTCCATACACATTTGATCTTGCATCGTATCCATAATTAGGATTGTCTTGATGCATAATAGTATTACGAACAACATCAAAACTTACTCCAGCATTAGATAGAATAGCACTTAACGGTGAACTTGCTGCTTCGATTAGAAGTCTTGCACCTGCTTCTTCATCCTTATTAAAGAAAGGAATCTCATTTTTTAATATTGCTTTATCTAAAAGAAGAGCGGCGGTCAATAGTGCAATTCCTCCTCCTGGAAGAATGCCATCTTCAATAGCTGCTCGGGTAGCATTCAAAGCATCATCTAATCTATCTTTCTTTTCTTTTAATTCAATATCGCTATATGCGCCAATCCTTAAAATTGCAACTCCTCCCTCTAATTTAGCAAGACGTTCACGAATCATTAATTTTTCAGATTCATTATCTAAAAATTCAATTTGAGACTTAAGTTCATTGATTCTAGCTTTAATTGAATCTTCAGAGCCGGCGCCTGTAACAATAGTTGTTTTATCTGAAACCACTGTTAATTTTTTACAAGATCCTAAAATAGATTCTACCATATCTGGAGTAGTCGCAGAAATATCGTGACCTTGATCTTCAGATAGGAATTGAGCTCCTAATAAGGTTGCAATGTCCTTTAGCTGTTCGCGTTTGCTTGCGCCATATCCAGGAGAACGAACTGCTGCAATATTTAATACTCCATTTACCTTATTAAGTATCAATGCCTGTAAAGCATCACCCTCAATATTATCGGCAATGATTAGGAGAGGCTTTTTCTTTGAAGCAGTATATTCTAGTATGCTTACTAGCCCTTTTAAACCTGTGATCTTTCCGTTATATACTAGAACGTATGGATCTTCAAAGTTTACTTCAAACTTTACCATGTCATTGATGAAGTATGGGGACATATATCCGCTGTCAAACTGCATTCCTTCGACCAACTCCATGTAAGTTTCATGGGTCTTACTGTCTTCGATTGTTACTACTCCATCAAACCCTACTGCATGCATCGCATCAGCAATAATGTCTCCAATTTTAGTATCGCCGTTTGCAGAGATAGTCGCAACGTTACGAATTTGTTCAACGTTATCTAACGCGATTGCTAGATCTTTAAGTTTGGATTTAAGAAAATCAGACGCAATGTCCATTCCTCTTTTTAGGCTCATTGGATCATGTCCAGCCTCAATAAGTTTGATTCCAGAATTAAGGATAGATTGAGCAAGAACAGTAGCAGTTGTGGTTCCATCACCAGCTTCTAGTGCAACGTTTGCTGCAACCTGCTTTACCATTTGTGCACCCAAATTTTCAAATGGGTCTTTAAGGAATACTTCACGGGCAACGCTAACACCGTCTTTGGTGATAGCATATTGATTTTTACGGCCAAGGATAACGTTGCGTCCTTTAGGGCCAAGGGTTACTTTTACCGAGTCTGCTAGTTTATTAACTCCTCTCTTTAGTGCAGCTCTCGACTCAGTTCCAAAGATTATTTCTCTTGGATTAGTACTCATAGGTTTAGGTTTATATTATTTTTTTTGCAGGTATGTGTAAAGTCTGTCTCTAAGATCTACTGTTTTATGTAACTCCGGTTTTCCATCTGGACCAATCCAAGTTAAAAAACCGCCAGCTGTCTCAAAACCAGCTTCTTCTTGTAAGATCAAACGATATAGACTAATTTGTATTGAATAGGAAGTTAGGGCATTTTCCCAAAGATCTTCGAATGGATATAGCATTTTTTTCCAACGCCCCTTTGGATCTTTGTCCGTAGTAAACTTTTTATTTGTCTTCCAATCACCCACATAATAGTCTTGCTGTAATCGAAAGAGAATGTCCATCGTTCCAGCAAGGCCCCATTTTCTAGAAAAAATACGAAACTCTTGCTTAACCGGAGTTAACTTATGTAGTTTAGTATCGTATAATTCTTTGAATTTATTGACTCTAGAGAGAACTTCGTGGTGTGCAGGAGCCGGAGGATTATCTCCTTTATAAAAGTCTTCTATCCATTTGTGAACTTCTGTACCTAGATCCATTGCAATATCTGAAGTATCTTTCCATTCATTTAAAATCTGCTGCTTGGTTTTACCAGTAGAGATAGCTTTCTTTTTTGCCCAAAAATCAGAATCAAATTTTTCTTTAAACTGAGAAAGAAAGCTAGTAACAGAAGAAAAGGTCTGCACTGGCTTTCCTGTGTAAGGGTCTAAGTAAGTATAAGTATGTGTGCCTTCATCAAACCTAAAGTTAGGATCAGAAAAATACTCAAGTTTGGATTCCAATTATCAGCTTTTTTGTAACTGGTAGTTTTCTACTATATCTAGGTTAGAAAGTTTTAAAATTGATTGAGCAACTGCAAGTACATCGCGTTGGCAGTATTCAGTAATACGATCGATATCTCTATCTTGCCAGAAGATTTTACCTACTTCTTCTCCTTTAATATCGCTTTTTGGAGTCTCAAGGCTAAGAGAAGTAGCTAATAATTCAAGAGAAGCGAAACTTTCTTGCCATGCGCCGAAGCTCCAAAGTTCAGAGGTATCAATAAATGGCATGTCCCAAGGCTTTAGATTTTGGATTTGTAATCCCTTAGGAAGTGATTTACCATTCATGAGCAAGCGCTTACACATCATAGGCACGTCAAATCTTTTTATATTATGGCCTGAAAACTTATATGCCGCAAAAGAGGTAAATACTTTTTCTATACCATCAAGAACAATTAGTTCGTCAGTACTTGAGTAGCTCTTGATAGTAAGAGAGTGAGCGTATTTGCCTGGACTAATATCTGGATCACCGCTTGCGGTAAAACTTAATCTACCGAATGAAGCACAAATAATACGTGCAAATTCTGGAGTAAGAGCAGCCTTATTGATGTACAGTTGTTCGTCTGTCATGTGCTTATTTTCTTCAAACCGAGAACGTAAATATTCACAACGCTTGCTCCATAACTCTGCCATTTTTGGATTATCGATGTGCAAGTCGTCTAACGTTGCATGGGAAGAAGCAGTTTCAAGGTCAAAAAAAACTACCTTTTGTAATTCATGTGGAGTAAACATATAATAGATTTTATTTTATAATCTTAAAAGTTATTTTACTTGGAGTTACTATAATTTCATTTACTATTCTGCTGGTTAAATCTCCAAAAAAAGAGGAAAGATCCATGCCTTTTGAAATATATGGTCCGCCGCTAGGATCGATCATGTGAATGTCATCCATATCTGATTTAACTAAGAAACTAAATTTTCTTAATACTTCATTTTTAAAAAAATACTCTTCATGAACCTCTTTTCTAAATTCTGCAAAGGTAAGCGGTCGCAGACAATTTTCAACAGGCATATCAACTAATAGATCGTAGTCTGGTTCTTCTAATGCATCACATGAAGCTTTATAGGCAGCATACGCTGGTTCATAATCATTTTCATACGCAGTTCGCATATATTCGAACGAACCTGTCATTTCTACCTGGTTTTCACTAATTTCAGTGAAAGTGTATTCGTCTTTATAACGATTTGTGTATTTTACGGTTTTCATTATTTTTTATTTAGTTTGTGTGTCTAATTCAACGGTAACTGATGGACCTGAATATGCTTCAAAATTAAATTTTAAGGGTTCTCGTGGAAGGTCTATATAAGATTCTCGATATCGAAGAACTGCTAGATCCTTGGCTTTTGCCTCTATTTCTACGTCTGCAGAAATACCATAATCTAGAATGATTGCATAAACGTAATCTGCATGAGAACGATTGATTACCGTAGAATCTTCATATAGTGCTTTTGAACTTGAATAATGCTGAACTGGTGTATGGTGTTTCCATGTGCTTGCAGCAAGACGAGCAGCAACTTCAGCAGTAAGATCGTTTGTGCAAAAGCGATGGTGTAGGTGGTCAAAGGTGATTGGCATGCCAATCCTAGAATAAACTCCTTGGTAGAGATCAGCAACACCAAACTGACTCGCCTTGTCGTCGTTTTCAACGACTAGGCGAGATTTAGTAGAGTCTGAAAGCTGCTCAAAGTTTTTGCAAAACCTGTCTAATGCAGATTCCTTGTCGCCATATGAGCCGCCGATATGAATATTGATAGGGGACTCGTAGCTTTTTGGCAGATCCATATAATCCATTATACGAGCATGCTGATCGAGATCCCAAATAGTTTTGCGAACTACTTCTGGGTTGGGGGAAGGAAGCACGTCAAACTGACCTGGGTGAAAGCTAATACGTAAGTTATGTTGGTGCACATATTCTCCGATCTTACTCATTAGTTGAACTAGAGTAGAAAAGTTAGGTAATAATTCAAGACGGTATTCACTCATCCATGGAAAGATATCGCTGGACATTCGATAGACCTGTATGTCATGTGCAACATTCCACTGTAAAATAGTATAAAGATCGCGTAGGTTTGATTCGGCTAGTTCGCTGGCCCTGGCGATGCCATATTGTTCCCAAGTTTTTTTGATCATGCCACGGTTGGTAGTAATTCCTTGGTCTCGCAAACTCAAGTTAATGCAACAATATCCTAGTCTCATAGTATAACATGACTATATTTTAGGAAAAAATTAATACTGGTACAAAAGATAGCCGATATAAAAATAAAGAGATAGTGTGATTACTACGGATATCCAGTGAGTTTCTTTTGTCTCGATAGGTATTTGTGCTCTTATCCAGCCAACCATCACATCAATTAGAGGAAATAACAGCATCCAGAGGAAGAATAATAGGTTTTTCATTTTTTTAACTTTTTTGGGGCCCCGCACACGAGTAGTACTAAAGTACTTTATAGTAAGATTAAAGAAAGATTAGAGAGATTAGAGTACTATAGTGTACTCCCACCCAACCACCCTCTTCTACTGTGAAAAAAGAGTTGGTTTTAGAAAAATAAATAGATTTAGCTAAGAACTTTCCACTACTTTATTGTATAAAATTTACTAGGTTTTAAAAATAATCCACCATGTGTGACGATAGTCAGCATTGATTTCTCTATACTTTATCCTGGAGTCTGCATTTGCAGAGATTTTAAAGAGTTTAAGTGGGTAGCGGTAGTTAATCAGAAAGTTCGTAAGATTGATGAAGATCATTTTGATTACATCAATCAAAATTACCCAAATATCAAAATTTTACGCACACAGACTAAAAGAAAAAAATCTGATAAATATCATGTTACTGAGAGAATAAAGCTCATTAACTATTTAGAAATCATTAATTTACTTATTTCTGTAATAAAGGAAGAAATCGCTGATGAAAAAGATCTTATTTTCTGTCTTGAAGGAATCTCTTTTGGTTCTAGTGGAAACTCATTAGTTGATATTTCTCAAGCTACTGGAATATTAAAACATCAAATAATTACTCAACTTCTAGACAACAACGTTGAACGATTCTTCATCTTTAGCCCTAGCGAACTTAAAAATGCAATTGCCTGTAAAGGAAACGCCAACAAAACTGACATCTTAGCTAAATTCAAAAGCGACCCAATAATCGAAACAGTAAAAAATTCAGATTTATTTAAACTCTTACATACTGAGAGTTGGGTAATCTCTGGTGACAAGATTCTGTCACCTATCATTGACATGACAGATTCCTACCTTGGAATCGTAAAAATTTATGATCTTCTAAAATAATCACCCCATACATGGCTATTAGAAAAAAGCGTGGCGATAAACATTATATCAATAATAAAGATTTTACTGAGTCAATAATCAAATGTAAAGGAACTGGTGAATTAAGCAGATTTGCAACCGATTGTTTTATTTCACTTGCAAATCGAGCAGTAGATCGACTCTATTTTAAAGATCCTAGAGACAGGGAAGACTGTATACAATCTGCAATCCTAGATTGTTTGAAGTATTGGAAGAGTTTTGACGAAACAAAAACAGATAATCCAAATGCATTTGCATATTTTACCCAAATATGCAAAAATGGATACGCCAAGGAATGGAAAAAGATTCATAAAAAGACAGGGTTAGACAAAGACGATGTCTTGGAGTTTATTTCTCTTGGAATGAGCGGAGAAAGTTCTATTTATAGCATTTAAGTTCCAGAATAATAAATAACTTAAATAGTCAACCCATTTAATGGTAGTTCAAGAATTATATTTCTTTGATAAGCAAGGACGCAACTTAAACCTTGAGTTGGGGGCATCCGACAATGTTTGGAGAGGAAAGATTTATTTCGAAGGAATATCGACTTATCTTTTTGATAACGAAAACCTTTTTATGTTAGAAAAGGTTGCTCCAAGCCTTTATAAATTTCCAATACTTTCTCCAGGGCAAAGCCTAGAATTTTCTTGGGACTCAAATAAAAATTCTGATGAGTTTTTCCTATATGATGTAGTCAAAGACGTTGCTTTAAATGAGCAGTTTATCTCAAAGGTTGAGAGTAAAACGATCGCATATTCAGATTATGATCCCACTGGAATCTCTCCTCTTAATTTAAAGATTCCTTTACAAATCAATTTAGCTTTTAATCCAAGTGATGAAAAAAAGTTCGAAAGAACTCTTTACATCTACCTAGTTAGTACGAATCCTGTTCAAGCTAAAACAAAAATTGCTGAAATTTATTTTTATGGCGAAGGAATAGAGGAAGAGGAAAGATTTAGAGTGTGGGCACAAAATTTTGGAATAAAATTCCTAAAGGAAGACGCAAATATCCTAAAGGATTATGATATTAAGGAAGCCTATCCTAATTTAGCTCAATTAAATCAAGCCAGAAAGGAATTATTAGTCAGCAAAGAGCACATATATCCTTATATTGGAACATATAAAGGTCTTTCTAACTTTGTTAACATCCTTGGATATAAAGATGTTCTTCAAATTAAGGAATATTGGCAAAATATCAATAATTCATCAGCATATAAGGATAAAATGATAATGGTAGACATTTCAGACTACCTTGATGATGGAATTATTGAATCTTTGAATTTAGTTGATAAAAATAGAAACATTCGAGAAGGCCGACAGTTTAAAAAGACTGAATTTCTTGCTATTGTCTATCAATTTACTAAAGCAACTGATGTATACGACGATGATGGAATCCCAATTGTTGAAGAAACAACTGAATTTACAGTAAATGAGATTTTTTATAAGCTTAATCTCTTAAATGATAAGTTAAAAGCTGAATTTCTACCAATAAATGTTAAAATTAAGGACATTATTGGAGAATTTATCTATTTTCAAAAAATTACTATTAGTTATTGGCCAGACGACACTCGTATTTTTGACTATGATCTAAATGAACAAGCAACAATTGAATGTTATCCTAGCGAAGTCGACACTAATATAGTACTGCGATCTCTAGATCCATTATACAGACAAGTAAATACTTCTGGAATAGATTTTGGAGTTGCTCGAATCAATGATAATGCTAAAAACCCATTTGAAACAGACCAAAGGTATGTAAAAGCAGATATTCCTCAAATTGTAACAAATATTGAGACCTTTTATAATGAGATTAAAAACCAACGAATTCCTAATCTTAGTCAACGACTTACTTGGGAATTTGGAGACGATCCTCAGCGTGTCATTGCAGCACCAGCGGTATTTACTATTAATACTGGAAAATTCAGAGTAGGAGATTTAAAAGGTGTTAAGTTAGAAGATTTAGATGCGATTGCTCCTGGATTAAATCAATATTGGACTCTTGAAAATATCGATTATCGAAATTTTTATGAAATTGTTTGGAGAATAACAAAAGATTCGCCAAATCCATATTTTTGGGAATATCGAGGCAGAATAACTGATCTTCACACGATTCCTCATTATCTTCCATATGCTGGTAAATATCGAATTACTGCAGAACTTTACGATTTCTATGGTAATGTAAGCGTATTTAGTCGATTTGTTACTGTCCAGGCTGACATGAAACCAGCAATTATTGGCTTCTCTAGACTTGAGGACAAATTCGACTACACAATACATAACTTATCAAATGTTCAATTACAGGACTTTGGTTCTTCTCCCATTTACTATCCAAAGGTCAATATACTAGACAATGAAGATGCTAACGTAAAGATTGACATCTATAAAAATTTAATAGAATGGATTTCTTTCTATAAAAATCGTTATGGAATGGGTCAAAATTTATATGATGCTGAGTTATACGATGTAATTACTAATACATATCGTCCATACACAGATCCTAATTGGAATCATCCTAAAAAGATTTATTGGGGATTAGGTGAAAACGATATTCCTATAAAGGTAAGAGATTTTAGAGATATTAAATTAGGCGACCTATATTGGATGCGATTAACAGATTTGATCTATCTTGATGATTTTAATGCAGGTTTTTATCTAGTTAATCCAAAACCAGGTAAAATAATAAAATTGTCGTTATTCTTAGATTACGTTATTCCTAATTTTACAACTCTAGAAGAATTAGTAGTAATTTTGAATACAAGCACTCATCCAGCAATAAGATTGTTCAATTATGCTGTGATTTCTGGCAAGATTCATGCACAAGCTGAATACTTAAGCAAAGAAATGTATCATATTATTTATGAATCTACTGGAGGATCTAGCCCATCTCCTAGTCCTAGTCCAGGCAACAAATTCTCTGGAGACAAATATACTTTCTTTTTACCAAGAAAGGTATTTTCAAAACAACTAATAGACTATTTAAAATCTATTTCTCCGATTTTTGATGATGAAACAATGTTTTTACATGCAAAAACAAGTGATGTTCTTTCAGGAGCAGTTCAGGATCCAGGCTTTTGGCAAGACAAGAAATATTGGAAGTTTGTGAACAATAAGCAGATTGGCTATCTTCCAACTACAATCGATCAAAATGTGTTCAATATCAATGACATAAAAATGTTTGAAGAAGGCTTCACTATACCTGAAAATGGAATCATGTTCTTTGTTATTAACAACTTAGATGGAAAAAATGATTTTATATGGAAATTAAATGATACTTTAAGTGGAGAAGAAATAATTAGAGTAAAATCCGTTCCTTTCTTTGTGTGGAAATTCAAAGATCAGGGTACATATAACCTTTCAGTTGAATCTGTTGACAACAGAAATACAAGTTATTATTCCTCTTTGGAAAACTTTGTTCATGTTGTTGGTAAAAAAGAATATACTAGTCGAATTGAATCACGATTAAATCGCAGAAAGCTAGATTTACTCAAGAGTCAAGCCTAAAAGTAATAAATAAACTAAAATAATTCTAAAACATGGCGTTTTCACCTGTTTCTCTACCAATTCAAGAAATCCTATTGACTAACTTTGTCACGGATATAGCAACAATTAGTAATGCAAACGATCTTCTATTACAAGCAAAGCTTGAAGATACTCTAAATAATCTTGAAATAGATACTGTTGGTTTATCCATAGGTACTGATAATCCTATTTCATATGTTAAAGCAAAGTCGTTTATCATTCAGGATACTGGACTTATTTTTCAAACGGGTACACCAACTCAAATTATTGCAAAGTTAGAAAAGAATGCAAATTCTGAATCTATTTTAACAGTTGATAAAATTAACACTAACTTAGAATCAACATTTAATCAGTTGACTATCAATGATTTAGTTGTAACTAGTTCAACTGACATTAGTGGAACCGCTACTTTCAATAATACCTTAAAGTATTCAGCTAGCATCGTTTCTTCAAAGGAAACTGTGATTGTAGATTTAAGTAAAAACGGCACATCTGCTGAAGGTTTTCTTAATCTAAGCAGTTCTTCAAGAAAAAATATCTTTGTAAAGTTAAGAGCAAGTTCTGCACCAAACTTAAACTATACATATGATCCTGCTCTGCCAGGATTTGAACCTACAATAGTAGATGTTATTTTATTTGTAGATTTTGATGCTGCAAATCCTCCACTACAAGGAACAGAATTTATAGTTCATATTGCTGATGTAACTGAAGATCAGCTTGGAACTTCTATCATATCTGCCATGAACAACGGATTAATTAATCTTATTGTTAGCGGAGGAACAAATTATAGTGTTATCCCAACTTCTTCAATTTCTCTTACTTCCAATGGTTTCAATATTGGAGTTTATCCAAATTCAGCATATACTCAAGTTAGTGATGCATTAGGCAGTTTAGCAATTTCACCAAACGCACATAATGTCTCAGTTGTATACAATATAGATGCCAATAACAATGATCTATTGGTAATTACTGGAATGTATGGAATGCAAAGATTCTAATTCCATAAAAAATTAAATCATCAATGGCAGTTACGTCGTTAATAAAACCTGTACAGGATAAAAAGGGCATACTCTACAACTTTCAGAGTTCGCTTGAAGATATTAATATCACATTAGCAAACAGCGAAAATGCTGTTCGTTTTTCTAAGTTTGCGCTCTTAAGAATTCCAGAAATAGGTGAGCCTAATAATTTATTGACAGACAATAAAATTCAATTTTTATCACAAGGCGAGACGCCAATGATCGATGGACTCAATCCAGATAATAACGTAAACCTAGCTCAAAGTTTTCAAAACTATGCACTTAATTTAGAAGCTTTACTTTTAAATCAACCTAACTATCAGCGAGATAATAAATTAACAGTAGGCGAACGAGTTTTTTGGAAATGGTTAAAGGAACTTGGAGCAATTCGATTTCAAAATGCAAATTCTCTTGAAAAAAATACTAACGTTTTAGGAACTGATGCAAGATTTGTTGAAAAACCTGAAACAAAATCAACTTATAAAAGAGTTGTAAAATACATTGCAGATATTGACGTAGTAAACACAATAAAATCTGCAGATAACTCATATACTGAAGTCTACATTCACGTTCCTACAAATGTAGGAACTACTCCTCACGTATTATTTAAGTCAATTTCAGACGATAACTATTATGCTGGAATGACCATTGCAAATACCCCAAATGATCCGTTAGATACCGAATATCTTGCAGGTAGACATTACTATGAAACTCACCCATTTGGATTATCAATAAAAGCATTTTATGACCTTGATGATCAGAGTGTATTAACTCAAATTAAAAATTCGGTAGGCGGTGTTTATGCTAATGGAAACTGGTTTACCAAAACAGTTAAGAATTCATATTATACAGATATAACTTCCAAATATGGTACCGCGACAGATCAGTTCATTTATAAACAAAATGGATTAGTTAGTGTTGAATATCAAAGAAGTACACTAGACGGTATTTCATTAGATTTTGATCTTGTAAATTATAAGCTAGCTAGCGAAAATCCAGAAATTAAAGTATTTTCACAATTCAATGATTATGTTGCAAACAGAGATTTTGAATTCAATGCTATCCTGATCTATTATGACACATATGATCCAAATAATTTAGATTCAAATGGAGTTCCTATTGATTTTAGAACAAATTTATATGGCGTTCTTTTTCTAGATAAGGTTCAACAAAGCGGTTTAGAGTTTCAAATTCCTACAATTCTTAAATTCAAGCCAGATCCATTGAACAAAATCAATGGAAACGCATTTTCATTCAAAGCAAACCTTAAGTTAGATACATCAGTTGAAAACGTGATCGTTGAAAAATCAATCAACGATTATTCAACTTTCTCTCTTGAATTGTTTACTGATGTATTAACTGAATTTAAGCAGCTTCAAAAAAGGTATAACGATAAACTTCTTGCACTTGAGCAATTACGGCAAGATGTTGAGGGTCTAAAGGATCTATTAATCAATACTCAAGATCAACAGGAATTAAATACTAGAGTAACTAACTTAGAGACTTCTCTTACTGCAAATTCTGCAATTTTTGACAATACTAATAACTTAGTGAAAATGATTACCTCTTTGAATGAAAGAGTAGATTCGCTAATTAATGGTACCACAAATCTTACAGTTTCGTATGATCTAAATGGAATTAGACCAGGCGATGGAATAGGAGTCGATAGAAAAACACCAAACCTAGTTAGACTCAATAATACTGCACAACAATACAATATTTCAAATAGTTCAGTAACGAACGTATTTACGAAAAATGTTGTTCCTTTAACTACTTATACAAATTATGTAGTTCACAGAAATAACTTGGTTCCAATCGTTCTAATCAAAGATCTTGAAATTTTTATTAACGACACGACGGTTAGTTGGAAAAAAGGGCAATGTTTTAGACTAGTATTTGAAGATCAACTTGTGCCAGACGTATACAACGTAAAAATATACACAGATGCCTTAAATAAGACTAATTCTGGACAATATGGAGTATTGATTACTGTATTAAGTGATCTTGACTTTACTCCTTCTGGAAATACTCCAATCTTTGAGATCATTTGTTTAGATGAAACAACTCTAAAGTTTAGAGTAGACAAAATAAGATAACTAGATCAATGGAAACAAAAAATACGCTATCTGACGTTTTAAAAAGACTTGTACTGGATGTCGATAATATGAACTCATTTTTAATGAGTTTAGAAAACATTCTTGAGTCTAAATCAGACAATGTAAGCGTTACTCAGACTGGAAGTGATGGTGCAACAACGACAATTAATGTTCCTTCTTTCGGTTATCTAAAGGGAAAAATCGAAGATATTAATACTCGATTTGAAACCTTGCTTTCAACGAATAGCAACGTTATTGGTATTAAATCAGCAAATGGAGAAGTTCGTAAGTTTGAATTAAAAAAGACTTCGCAGTTATTAAGCGAACTTGAAAGCATACAAAACACATCGTTTACAATTCCAACTGCGTTTGGAGTAAAAAACAATTGGTTCTTTGAATCTTTTTTAAATCCTCTTCTTTTTGTTTCATTAGATATTAGTAGCATTCTAACTGACGACATTGACAGTTTTGTAGTAAAAAGAATAATCATCAATGCTGTAAATAATGATGATTTTGCAACCTATTTTGATACTAATTATTCGGGAAAAAACGATATTATTCTAGAAGATCTAAAAACAGATCTTGATGCATATCTAATTGATTATTTCGAAGACGATAATACAGTTGATGTAGCTACTGCAATTAATCGTTATACTGGAACATTTGATATATTGAGAATTCTTGAAGAAGAAGGAACTCAAACTCTTACTTCTGGTCAAAGCGTTTCAGTCTTACGCCGTCGCTATAAACTAAGCACTTTAAATTACACAGATGTATTTACTGGAACTAAAAATTCAAAGATTCTTGCGGAAGGTGATGTTTTAATTACTGAAAATGATTCAGAATACATTGTTCGCTCAGTAAATAAAACAGATACTGAAGTTGTATTAGAAAGAATTTTTGGAATTGAACCAATTACAATTGGTGCTGCAATCCTAAGAATAATGCCATTACCTTTCCGTATACCTGAACTTCAAGTAAATGTAGGTTTCAATGAGCGCGAAATAATTTTTATTAAACCTATCAGTAAAGCTAAAAATCTAACCGTTGATAATTATTCAAATGGTGTTGCTGTCTTTACTAATGACTTGACAATTTCTCTTGCAGATAATACTACTACTACTCTTGCAAGTTACTATAATAATTTTGTTTCAGATTTTGGATTAATCCTATTGAATTTTGCAAAAGAAAAGAAGCTTCCTGCAATTCTAGGAATTACTCCTTCTGCTCCAACAATTGATGCTGCAAATTTTAGTGTTGTTCAAATCGACCAACACCTTCAAGATGATAAGAATGTTGCAACGATTAATAGTACAATCAAAGAAAAAGCAGCAACTGAAAAAGAGATCCAAGAGTTAAACAAGAAGATTGACGAAATTAAGTCAAATATTTCAACTGTTTCTAAAACTACACAAGAAGCAAAACGTTTACAGAAACAATTAACTGAAGTACAAAAGAATCGTACTGAAAAAACTACAACTCTTTCTACATTAGTTACTAATTTGACTTTACAACTTTCAAACACACCCCAGTTTGTTAATCAAAAGAAATATGCAGTTCGAGGATTTTGGCAAGTACCTATTGCTTTAACCGGAACGTACGGTTCACAACAGGTAATACAGTTCAAATATCGTTATCGCTACTTAAGTCAAAGTGGAAACCAACCAAATGCACAACAACAAACTTTTACTGATACTGATGGAACTAAAAAGTCTGCAACTTTTTCTCCGTGGACAGAAGTCTTAACTAAACCTAAAACTAAGGAGTTAGATACAACTACTGGTCTCTATAAGTGGACTACCGAAAACCTTTCAGATGCGGATCAAGTAAACACAAACCAACTAGATATCCCAATCAGAAAAGGAGAAGTTATTGAATTTCAAATACACTCTATTTCTGAAGCAGGCTGGCCAGATAATCCAGTAGTGTCAGATTGGTCAAACTTAGTACAAATATCTTTCCCTGAAAATATTACTTCTCAGGAAGAGTCAACAGTTGTTTCTCAAAAAGTATTCGCAGATAAGACTCGATTAGATTTTGAAAAAAGTTTAATTGCACGAGGAGTTGATACTCACCTTGCAAATCAGTTTACAACTGGTGAGAGATTCTTTGCGCATAATGCGCAAGATATTGCCAGCGGATTTTATACTGCAACTGGCAGCGTAATTGATCTATTCGAACAGATCACTACTCTTAAAAATACAATAGAAAGTCTACAACAGGCAATCACTCAAGACAGAGGAGTTATTAAAGTTTCAATAGTCGATCCTTCTGGAAATTTGACAGATGTCGTTAATGGAGATACGATAAGCCTATTTGCTGGATATTATCGTGATCTAATTAAAGACACTACTGGCGGAACTACTGTGTATAATGAGGGAAGAATTATTACAAAGCAATATTCAATTTCTATTCAAAATACTTCAGCAACCAAGCTCGAACTTGTTTCATTATTATTTGGAGGCTCAGATGAGATAATGACTCAGTCTGATCCTATTGCAAATCCAGATAAAGATTATCATGTAAATCGTCGATACGATATTGTGCCAATTGGAGTAAATAAAAATCAAACTCCATTTCTTGGAGACTTTAAGCAGATTCCAAGTCAACAATCAGGCCAAGTAAAAAGTCAATATATCAATAGTCGCGCAAGAAATTATGGTCTTTCTGAACAGTTGTATACTGAAGTTAACGATACTACTCAATATGTTACAACCCCTGTATACAATTATCAGGGAACGCTCTATAATTCTGTGCGTATACCATATGATTGGGGTCATTATCTTCCATATGATCCTACGTATTCAACAGTAGGATCTTCTAATACTAAGGTTTGGAACGGAGCGATTATTTCTTCTATTCCACAAGGTGGAGGATATCTTTCTGAGTTTTGTATTAGTAAAGATCACCCTACTCTTAAGAGCATAACATCGTTTACATATTCAGCATCTGCACTTGCTGCATTATTTGCACCAGACTTTGCTTCGGCTGTTCCTCCAACAATTGATGCAACTGCAAAACAGGTAACTTTACCTTTTGCTCAGGCACTTCATTTTGAAGCGTCGGTTGCAGAAGACACAAATAAATTTGGAGTAAAATACTATAAGCAAGCAGTTCGTAAAAACTTAACATCGCCTACCTCTAACTTAAGCAAAACATTAGACAACTATCCAATCAAGTTAGGATTTAAGCCAAACGATGAATACCTAATTGGTAAATATACATGCGGTTCTTATTTTTACATGTTTCCTCTGAATTATAATGCAATTTCAGTAGAAGGAAATTTCCCTACACGATCTACTAAAGCGATTAGTTTCGGTGCCGATAATGCACTTAATATACCTGTTTTATTTCAGTTTAGATGTTCAGATAAATTAGGTTATATTGGAGGGTATCGATCAAACGAAACATTAAACAACATTAAGTATCAAAAGAAAATAGGAATCGACATTATCGTAAAAGACGATGTTCCTTTTTCTTTTGACCTTGAAGTAAGCGCACAATATACTAAAGAAACATCGTTAGACGCTCCTATAGTTCAGAGTAAAGGCACGGTTACTACATTCTAATAATGGCAAAAGACATTCTATATACTAAAGTACTCGTAGCAGATGCGAGTTATCAATTGGTTCGAACTAATCCTAAGTTGACCGGAAACGTAAAGTTAACTATCAACGAGGCTGGAGATATGTGGCTAGATGCAATCAAGGCAAATCTTGAATTAGCAAAAGACGATTATTCTAGATATCCAATTGATACAACGCAGTCTTTACCTGGAAACATTTATCAGTTTTTCAAAAATGGAACTACTCCAAATGAAATCATTTTTGGATTATCGGAAGGTGTAGATACAACCAAAACATCAAAAGATTTTAAAGATCAGTATGATTTCTCAAATTATTTCAGTGGAATAAAATATTTTCCATCAAACAAATATGAAGAAAGACTATCGTACTTTGCGCCACTCTACTTAAAGAAAGAGTTGCCAAGGTTCTTTGTAATTTTTAAGATTAATGATCCTTTAAATACGCCAATTGATATTTCAAAACAAGATTTTGAAAACGGCCAGCCTAGAGCAAATTATCTAGTTGACCTATTTAAAAAGGCGACTATTATCAAAACGTTTGATCTAAGAGAAGATACTAAGCCTGGAAAATTTATCAGATCTTATTTGAATTCTCCAAATTTTCCAATTAGTCCGCTGACTGTTGCATATGAGGAGGAAGAATATACTACATGGAATGGAATGATCGTTGATGCTGGAGTATTGGGAAGCAGGGGAGAATTATTATACGATCAATATCGTCAATCCACTCCTTTAAAATTCTTTGAAGAAAACGTTACAAAAGGATATGAAAGAAATGGAATTATTTTTCCAAACATCTTAAATCTTGAATTTATCTTTAATGACGATTCATCTCAAAATTATGAGATCAACCGGTATTTAGGAGTATACCTTAATACTATTGAACTTTCTGAATTAGATATTGACCTCGAAAGAGGATATGCAGAACGCAAAACTTGGGAAAACACTCCAAGATTTCGTACCACATACAAAGAAAGCGACGATACTACTCTATTACAATCAAACAGTAATGGAGTAATTATTCCATATAAAAATCTGCAATTTAATATTTCTGAATTTACAAATATTTTTACTGATTCAGAAACTCTGTATTTTAATTATATTACAGATAAGAGCGACAAATTATATTTGCCTAAGCTTGTCTCACCGTATGATATTTCGCTATCTCTAGAAAAAGGAGCTACCTTTTCTGCAATAGGCACAGATATTACAGTAACCGCTTTTATTCCACATAATTTTCAAACTGATGATTTTATCACAGTTTCTGCAATTGATTCTGACTATTCTGGTGAATATTTTATCACTAAAGTTTCAGATACCATATTTACCTATAAAGTAAGCGTTGCACCCACTACAAATTCAACGACAGGTTCAGTATCAAAGGATATTGGTTCTGGTAAAATAAGATTAAGTAATACGTCAATTAATTTAGGCAAGTTCTTTGGACCGAGCGAGGACATTTACTTACAAGATACTGGGTTTGTTGCTGGCTTACCAGGATATTCGTATGGTGTATTTAAGATTCTTGCAAATCCTAACCATGCTGATCAAGTCAAATTGTATCACCCCAACGGGACTCAATCTGATTCTAATGGTAACTATGATCTATTTACAGGAGTATTAGACTACTCACTCTTACCTAATCCTGGAGAATACTATATCTATAACGATTGGGATAATGTTACTGGCTTTGATGAGTTCTATTTTAGTACAGAAGGTCGTACTGATCAAATTGCAAGTTCTCTAGCTGCAGTAATCAATGGCGTACGAAATAAAACATTTACCGCCTATGCATTTGACGAATATGTATTTGTTATTTGTAATACGCCTGGAGATTTTGATGCACTACATAAATTTGAGTTTATTTCACCAGTAAACGATTATACTACGATTAGTATCGATGATGTTGCTGGAACCGGCTTAATTTCAACACTTTTTGATTTTCATGGAGGATCAAAAATTCAAGGCAATCGTCTTGTAATCGATGCAAACCATCTAAGTAAGATAACTCAAGAATTCGATAATTTGCTTATATTGACAACGCAAGGGTGGTCGAAAATTAAGAAAATTTCAAAATATATTGACTTAATCAACGAGACAAATGGAGTAAAAGAATCAACTAGGGTCTCTGCAATTTCCAAATATAATGAAAATATTGTTTTGACATTAGAGGATTCAGAAACTCCAACTATTTCATACACACAGTTTGCAATCAGAAAGAAATTTAGGCCTGAGTTTGGACTTCTTTCTCTATTTCCAATCAAGGATCTTGATTTTGATTTCTACAATAGCACATATTCAAACTTTCCATCGATTGATCTATATCAATACTATTTTATTCCAGAAAACGCGGAGCTGCTTGTTTCAGGACAAGTATATCAAGTAATTAATGGAACTGTGTCAATCGACGACGGAACTACACAAACTCAATATTCAGACACTCAAAACAATTTATCACCATACGTTACTCAATTTATAGATAATGCTTTTTACTCAGGAAGCGTAGGTTTTGTAGTTAATAGCTTACTCGTTTCACTGACTGTTGGTGATGAAGTTTACGTTTCGCAAGATGCTGGATATACAAATGACTCATATAATGGCAGTGCTAATATTACAAATGTTGTTGCAAATTATCCAGGAGCAGGTCAAACTACTCTAGTCATTAATAAAGGTTGGGGAGTTTCTACTCCAGCTGAACCTGGAGGAATTTGCCTAGCCTCAGTTATTGGAACATTTACCGTTACTTCAGCATCAAAATATTCAATTGTTTCTGGAGAACCTATCGTTATTTATGCACCAGATTCAAACTTACTAGGGGGTAGCTTAATCACTCCAATCAATGATGAAAATAAAGAACTAAAAGACTTTAACGGATTCTCAATACTTAAAGATCCAAATAAAGTTATTCCACAAGAAAACACTACTCTTTATAACTTACAGACGAAGTATATCAATGGATTGACCAATACTGAATATGATTTTTATAAAGAAAACGATAGTAAAGATTTTTCAGTAAGGTCCAAGATAATTCCTTATATCACCAAATGGAGAATTAAAGATGGTTTTGATTCACGAGATAATCCATATCGTCTAAATACTGAAATTGTGTTCGGTAGAAATAATTTTTCTCCTGACCATACTGATAGAACTCAAAATCCAAATAATTTTACCCATGAGTGGTTCTATATTGAAAGTAAGTTCAACTATTTATTGGACCCAACTACAATAAAGCAGAATGATTACTATTTCGATAAGCAATTAGACATAACTCAATTACTCAGCGATCCTAACTATTTCATTGAATATTTTACGTATACTCCTGCAGATGGAACCAATACCTACGGCGAACAGATCGATATTGCGCCTACCCAATTTAGATACTCTACAGTATTTAAAAATGCAGCAGGTCAATATGAAACTTTCTTCAAAGGATTTAAAGTTAGTATTAAAGACGTAACCGATCCTACTGTTTCTGGTGCAGACGGTAAACCTGTTGCCAAAACAAATTCTTCACGATTTGATGGATATAAATTTAGTTGTATCTTAAAACCAGTAGAAGAAAACTTAATCGACCGTGACCAATCACCTATTCGATATAGAGTGATCGACCACTCTGATTTCAAGTTTATTCTTGTCGTAATTGAGGTTGCTCTTGGAAGTTTAACTCAAATCGATCAGGATTGGTACGTTAAGAATACGATTGAAAAGATAACAAACAATACAGCTCCATCAAGTAATGAGGCGTATTTTGCAGATCCTACACTTTTTCCTCCTAAAAATGTTTATCAAACAGTAGACGGAGATTATAGAGTAGTATTTGATAATGGCGTATCAAATCTAACACATACTCTTCTCTATTCATTAAAGCACAAAAAGTTTAATTCACTACTTAGTAATTTTTCAAACGCAAAAGTTACTTCAAAGATTAATCTTACTTTTTCTGGATTTAATGTAAATAACAACAACGTTGCTAGACTCGAGAACACAAAACCATATCCATCTATTCTATCAGATGAAATTATACTTCCAAGCGAAAAAACTTTCTTGATATTACATAGCAGCAATGGAAAAGAATACATTATCGACCAATACGATGCATCTACTCTTAACCCACTAAATGTTAGTCCAGTACTTGGTGCAAGTACCGAAGCTATTTTACTTTCAACAAAACAGTATTTAAGTGAAATGGTAAGTTTATCAATTTTCCCATATACTTCTGTTTTTACAACAATTCCATTGGCTCCAGTATTTATAAATGCAATTGAAAAGGATTATTCTTTCTATCTTACGTTCGGTGGAGAACAATATTTTGAAAAACTAATAGAAAAATTATCTTTTGCTAAGTTTAAGAAATATATCAATGAGCTAGATCCGTTTATTGAATATGAATCATATTCACTCGATTCAACGGGCAATCCGGTAGCTACTACTACTCCTAACTATTACTTAGAAGTTCCAGATCAAGCACAAGTTGAAAAGTTAACTCAAACTATTACAAATATTGATGATGATCGACCTACTCAGTATGCATTCAAATCAGTAATTTCATATACATATGAGCAAGCAGCTCTAAATAATTCTATCTTCTTAAATCGATATAAAGGAGAATACGAACCGATAGCAAACGATCTTTTAAACTGTCGTTCTAATTTCAAGTTTATAAAGAATAAAATTAACGATCTTTCATTAAGCAACACAAAATTAAATTCACATATTCTTGAAGCTCTAGTTCTTCGTAATTTTAGCCATATTAAGGTGGCTGACACTAAAATTCTAGATCTAGAATCAGATGCTGCATATTTGCCAGTATATCCTACAATTGATGAAATTGCAATCGGAAAAGCTGATTATTTTCTTCTTTCTAGCAACTGGGATTGGGGCTTCCACCATAAGTATTCAGACAAATCAAATTATTCACCGGTTGCAGGTTCACTACGAGTAGAAGAAGACGAAAATTTCCTAGGAAAGATCGTAATCATTCCTCCAGTCATTGAGCTTGAAAATTATAAGACTCTTACCCTAACTGGTACACAAAAATTAGAAGACGTTGACTTAACTCAGGTAGAAATAGTAATAAAGGAGACTCAAAAAACAGTCGATGGCTATATTAACGTAAATAATGTAATCTCATCGTACTTAATAAATGATGGAATTGAACAAAAATTTAATGAGTATCTTATAAATTCAAATGAATATATTGGAAACTTCGATACTATTCAAAGTTATGTAAAAGAATATATCCGATTAAATATCTTAAAATTGTATAATATCGACACTGTAGAATTTTATACAAAAAGAAACGCTGAACTTGTTTCTAGCGAAAAAGTAAAAAATTCAAATACAGTAGAATTTGTATTCCTAAACGACAAACAGCGCTTTATTCAGGGATATTCCCTGTTGAGATCTGTTAAAATAAATAAAACAGACAGATTGATCCTTCGCTTTAGCATTCAAAAACCAGTTGATGCAGGTTTAAGTATTAGTCCAAAGATAAAAATTAACTTCATCTAAAGATGCCAGTAAGAATAAATCTAAAGGAGGTCTTTCCTGCAGACTCACAAGAGATAACAGTAGACAAGGTAAATTTTAACTTCAATAAGCTTCTGGAGTTAGGTATAGGCGAACAAGGTATTCAGGGATTTGCCGGTATTCAGGGTGCAGCAGGACCGATCGGTATCCAAGGATTAGAAGGTGTTCGAGGAGCTACATGGTATCTAGACACAGTTGCAGATCCAAACACATTAACAATACCTGACCTTCTCGATGGAGATCTATACTTAAATACTGTAACTTTTTCAGTATGGCAATATGATGGTGCACAGTGGACTTTTGTTTTTGACCTTACCTCAATCATCAATAATTACCTTGCAAGTTCTCCTCTTCCATTTGTTAGAGGATTTGGACTTGGCTCACCAAACGACGATAGATTTATTGTTTTTGCAAGAAGAGGAGAAACTACTTCTGACATCTCAGATGATATTTCACTAGGTGCCCTAGGCAATCCTGCAAATAATGATACTCTATTTTTAACTAACTTTAACGAAGATAAATTAAATGATCCAGCTATTTGGTCAGGTTTTCCAAATGCTCCATCAAATAATGGACCTACTCCTACTCCTGGAACAGGCGATACTGAATATTTTTTCAATTCCCTGCTTTCAATCTATCTAGATCACCAGCTTCCTCTTTCTGAAATCAATGGAAGAAGCCATATTGAGCTTGGTAGTTTATACAATGATCCATCCAACGGATTAACTCTTACTACTGTCTTTGAGAATTTTAAACTTAGATTTTTTAGAATTGAGAATGGTGTAAATTCCTATAATACTGCTCAGTTCACGATGGATCCTCCAGGAAGTTCACCATCCGTATACCGAAATCTAAATTCAGTATTTGAATTTTGTGCTCCAAAAAAAGGAACTTCAATTAATGGAAACGTGTCGGTTTACCTTGGATCTAAATATGGCCTCGATCACATTGTAGGAAATAACGGTACGATAAACGTAGACGGTTCCTTGTATGTACAAGGCGCTAGCTCAGCTAGTACAGGCCTAGCAATGCAATTTAGAATTGGAACGTCTAACACTAACTATTCATTTCCAACATACACTGGATATGTTTCAGATACTGCGGCTAATTCGTACCTAATGTTAGATGTTGGAGGATTAACGGATGGCATTTACTTAAATGATACTACTCTACAAAATAGAGGAAATATTATCCAACTTGGAATGTCTGAACCTTCACAAAAGCCTAATGCAATTACATCAAATAGCTCGCCAGCAACATTTAAAGGCCACGCTGGAATAGTTCATCGTGGTAATGAAGTGTATGTTGTTTCTGGAGATCCAGACGTTAGCAATTTAATTACAAATTATGGATATTTCGAAAGATATTCTATCGAAAATCCAAATCATCCGATTGCGCAATGGAGTAATTTTTACGGTAGGTTTAGAGGATATACTGAAAAAACCGGTTCTGCTCCTGCATGTACTTTAACTTCTTACTATGGCAAAGCAGAACCGGTTGGAACTGGCGCGTCAGACGTCGCTGTTGCTGGAGATTACATGTATACTGTTCATACTCAAAACTTAGATGATACTAGTTCTCAAAATGCAGTATTACCGTATTATGAGGGAACATATTTTCAAATTTTAAAGATTAACTCCAAAAACGTAAACTCATTTGGATTAGAGAGAGTATCTAGATTAGGACTAAATGCAACTACTGGATCACAGTCAGTTGGAACAAATCCGGACGAATTAACATCTGCATACCGAATCAAATTAAATGGAAATTACGCACTTGTTGCAACAAACTGTTTGCATGCGCCAAGCAGTTCTTTCTCTGGACTACTTAATTACACTGGAGGAATCACCGCAATTGATGTTACTGATCCTACTGATCCGGTAATTGTTGCTAGCGTTTCTAGCAATTTAACAGATGGTGCATCGGCAACTGTCTATAATTCCGCGTCTATTTTAGACATGACAGTAGTAGGTGATACATTGTACACATTAACTTTGCAATTAACCTCTGCTACGCAAAAAGTTAGAGTATTCGTAGAAGCATATGATTTACGCCAATTAAATGGATCGGCACCGACTATCACATGGATAGGAGAAAGCACAAATATTTTAGCTACAACCGGCGGATCATATAGCTCAATCTTAAAAAGAGGTGCAATTGCAGCAAATGACAAGTATATCTATGTAGCCTATGGAGATGCAATAAAAATTATCAGTTTAAATACTGCTACTCCAAAGACGAATACACCACCGTATTGTAAAAACCAATATGTTGTTAGACAAACTCTACAATTAACATATCCTGCAGGGGTATTATCGAGTACAAAGCAGTCGCTTGATATAAAGCAATATGGTAATAGCGTATATGTACTAGCTGAAGGGTATACGTCAGCTCCGCCTTCTGCTGGAGATATAACTACCTATATTTTTAAAGCTGACGTTTCAATACAGAGTGCAACAAATACAAGTGTGCCAGCACTAACTCAAATATATCGTACACCTCTTCCAACGTCAGATACATCAAGCTATTTTTATAGCAGATTTGAAATTATTGGAAAACATATCTATACCGTAACTCATGACCAAGCAGATAACACCGGACTAGTTACTCTAGACATCGATGGTATCTATACAGGAACTGCACATATTGAATCGCTACGTTCAGAAAGTGTGAAAATAGGTCAAGACCTTTCAGTTGGTGGAAATACTACGTTAAATTCAAGTTTAAGTGTAGGTGGAAATACGCTAGTTGGTGAAAATCTAGGAGTAAGCGGACTTATCACAGGAATGGGAGCTGTTCCAGTAGGTGCAGTCACACCTTGGGCAGGAGCAACCGGTGGAAATATTATAACCGGCTCAAATATTGTTACTAATGGAAATTTTACTGCAAACGCATCTGACGGAACCGGTCTTGTAGTAAATAACTGGTTAGTTTTCGGAGGAGCTACTATAAAAGATTATGGTTCTACTAGTGGTTGGAATTATAGTAGTGCGACTGGGTATGTGCAGCACGGAGGAGCGTTGACTACTCCAATATATCAATCTGGACTAGGTTTACAAAGTGGCACTTTTTATAAAATTACATTTTCACTATCTAGCATTACTTTAGGAGCAGTTAGAGTAGGATTAGGATTAGGTAGCGGATCTACAATATCACAATATTTTTCTTCTAATGGAACAAAAAGTGTTATCCTATATTTTACGGATACCGACGATGAAATTTTCTTTGAACCTGATAATAATAGTTTTAATGGAAGAATAGATGACGTGACAGTTGAACCTATTTCTGCAGGACTTGCGCTTGGTCCTGAAATTACTCAAAATGGCGGATTTACAGGAAGTGCAGCAAACTGGTTAACTAGTCTGGGTAATTCTTTACCGAATGATGGATGGTTGCATTCTGCAAATTCAGTAAGTTGTACGGCAACAAACCGTGAGTTGATACAAACCGGATCGGGTATATCTTCATATACTACATATCAAGTAACTCTAGATATTTTAAGTTGTACTTCAGGACAAGTACAAATTTCTCTTGGTGGAAGTGGAGGTATCTCAGGCTCTGCATATGGACCTTCCTTTTATTCAGCTGGAGTTTATACATTTTACATTCAGGTTAATTCCTTTAATTCAGACACAATAAGCATTGAAGCAAATGCTTTCTCTACGTATACTATCAATTCAATAAGCGTTAAAGAAGTAAGACGCACATGGACAGTACCGAAAGGCTGGTTGCTTTGTGACGGTAATTCATATTCGCAAACTGAATACTCTGCGTTATATGATACTTTAGGCCAAACATATGGAGCAATCGGTTCTAATTTTAGAGTGCCTAACCTTAGATCTAGAGTGCCAGTTGGATCCAATTTTGATCAACCTGCAACAGATCAAATAGGATTCTTAGGTGGAGAAATAGAGCATACTTTGATTAAAGCAGAGCTTCCTCCACATCAGCACGTAATAGGTAATGGCCCAGACAGTTCATCTTTGACTTCAGGAAATCATACACACCTGTATGTGAACTGGCCGAACCAAGCAAATATTGGAAACGGTGGAAGTACTGCGACAAATAATGGTGTAGCCACTACACAGATAACTAACGGTACTGGTGCTCACACCCATACTGGAAATACTGGAGACGGTACCTCAGATGGTTTATTCGGAGCTGCACATAATATTATGCAACCGTATATTGTTATGAACTACATTATTTTTGCTGGAAATTAACCCTTGATATCTGCCCACTGAGATAGTGTAAATGGCATTATCTTCTCTATCCACACATGTTCATAGAGTTCAGGCACCATCATTGGCTCAAAGCTAGTAGTTTTTGAGATACCTTTATTCAGGAGAATAAGATCTTTTACTGCTTTTGCGACCTTATTGTCGTCTTCTTTTTCTTCAATAACTGCAAAGCAGAGATTCTTTCTACCAGATATACCTGCTAATTTAGGATCATCTATTTTTTGTAATTCTACGTTTAATGTGTTTGCTTCAATGTTTGGCAATTCTATTGTTCTAATCTTTGAAAAGGAATAGCCAAAATTCTGTTTTGGATCCTCGCTAAGTTTCCAAATTTTATAAGTAGATGCTCCATCACGGTTAGTTAAGATGAAAATATCCTTTTCTCGATGTATTGTTTGATTCATGTAAAAAAGTTTCACGCTATCTAAAATATCCATTTGAATCTTCATGTAGTCTATCAGCAAACTCAAAAAGATAAAATTTGCGTTTTTAAAGACCTCTGCTGTTTCTTGAGGAATTTCGTAAATTTGTTTTAGGTCCTCTTTTATCGTGTTTACTCGTGGATTATTCCAAATCTCTTTAAATTTAGCAGTAAAGAGGTTTCCGTCTACTGCTAAGTTATTTAAGTTTAGTGCATGAAACAATACCTCGTAAAATCTGTCAATATTATCATTTTCAATTTCGGATCTATATTTCATGCTTGCATCTAGTAAAACATAGTTAAAATACTCCGAATCAAAATAGTTACCTTTAGTGATCCAAAGTGGGTCCAAAATAAACGCGCTCTTGCTCATCTTAAAACTAAACTTTTTATTATTTATTTTACTAATAACTTGATTCTAGTTTAGCGGTGACTTTCAAATAAATAAACTAAATAAGGAATTCATCCTAAATGGCAAAAACTACCGTAAAGCTTTTAATTGATCCCGCAAAAAACTCACTTACTTTTAGCGGAAATTTTAGGATCTTTTCAACGCTTGATCCAATCAAAGGAATCTCTGAATTTACTGACTTTGTAGAAGACGTTGTTATTGCGACTTCTCCAGATGCAGTAGATCTTACATATCTAAAAAGGTATATTAGGTATTCTAGAAATAGACTAGACTGGTCCCTATGGTACGAGGTTGCTCCAGGTAATCTAGGAGATGCTGCCTCAATATTTCTGGATAAAGCAGACCCCTTTTATTTTGAGGTGAAGTATGAATATAATGACGGAACTGCAAATGAACTAGGGGCAATCATTCAGATCAATGAGATAAAACTTAGATTTACAAAGGTTGAGACTATTCCAGACACATTTGTTCCTATTATTGCATGTTCTGATGAGAGCTGCACGTCAATCATCATTAATCGAGATCCAACGTTTCGACCATATGAAGTTGGAAGCGCAATAGGCATGTATCAAGAAATGTCATACTTCACAAATCAGCTATATGGACATCAAGTAGTCTATTTTAGAACTATACCAGAGTCAGACAGCGGCGACTATATTTTTAAAGAATGGACCATATATAAAAATGTGGACCGTAAATGTTTAAAGGTAATGGTTCCAAAAAACACATTTCCAAGCAACCAGCCGAAATACTCTGAGTTTGGAATGGATTTTCAGGTTCCTTTTGAAATCCAAGTAGATCATCGATACTTTCAGTCAATCTTTGGTTCAAGTTCAGAACCCAGAAAGAGAGACTTTCTCTATTTTCCTCTCCTAAACAGGATGTATGAAATTCAAGGATCCTACTTACATCGAGGATTCATGATGATGCCTACTTTCTGGAAGATACAACTTAAGAAGTTTTCTCCAAACATCGACATGCTATTACAGGACAGCACTCGAACATTTTTGGATAATGTAATTATCAATGCGGAACAGCTATTTGATACTGCAGTAAAGGAAGATATTAAGGATGCAACTATGCCAGATCAATATAAAACGATCAGCACAACATTTGATTCCTCTCGTCGAGCAATTCATCCAGACTTAACCTTGAGACCTTTGAAATATACTTTTAATTTTGCAAGTCTAATTGAAAACTATTATGACCTTAGTACAATTCCTTCGATCGAATTAAATTATGAATTGACAAATGATGTCGATCCTTTGGCAAATAGCATTAATCTTGAAAATCTACAAAGCTTGGACTCAACGATAGTAAAGAAAAATGACGTTGTTCTTGCATATCAGGATAGTGCACCGTATAGCGCATGGAAGGCACATGCCCTAATGACAAACGATAAGAATTTCAAAAATACTTCAACTTTATTCTGTAGAGTTAGAGGGCCTTTTGATACTCTACCAAATCACATAGGCACAACTGATTCTGGTAGATACATCAGAATTGAGGCATATCGTGATCTTACCTTTAACGACCAGCGAGACGTCTTAATAGATGCAGTTAGTGCAAAACAATTTGCAAGATTTAAAGCTAGACAAACAGCAATCGTGTATTCAGCGCAGCCTAAATTTAATAATGTTGATGCAAAGAACCTATCTTTTACCTGCTTGTTTAATGTGCCTCCGACGTCAGACACGATCACTTTTATTGATGGCTATGACAACGAGAGTCAAAGTGGAATTAGAATATCTGCACAGTTTGTGAGATATTTTTCTGCACAGCCAGAAGGGGACCTAACTATTACATTAACCGTAAATTCAGTTGTAAAAACATATACTGTTGCAAACTTCGTTAGCGGTGCATGGCATGCATGTGTTGTTGCTATTTCTAATGAGTTTAAACAGTGCGGCGTTTATGTCTATTCAATCGAAGAAGACCCAGCAGATATTATCAATCATAATGCCTTTAAGAAGGTATTTGAAAATGCTTCTTCTTTAACGTTACAGGAGTTTTTAATCGAACAATATTATACTCTGCCTACTTCTACTATATGGATCACAAATCTGCGATTGTTCAACACCATGATCAAGGAAGAACAGCACGAGTTTATACTAAGTCAGCAGTTTATTCGAGACGAATCTATGCTTCTTTTAATTGACAATTGTAGACCTCAGATAAACTTACCATATATTGCTAAAAATAGATAATCGATGCAGAATGTAAATCAGGAAAATATTAGAAATGAAAATGTCCAAGACATTTTTATGCGAAATGCAACGCTAAGCCTATTAGATCTATTGAATAGTAACGTGATCATTGATCTAAAGAGAAACGATAAAATTGAGAAATATGAGATTCCGTTTTTCTATAACTTTGGCGGAGACGAAGGATTCATGAAAGATTTTTTCATGGAGCTCCCAACTGACTGTAAATATCCAAATTTTGCAGAAGGAAACTATGAAAAGATGCCTAGAGGTATAGTTACCCTCAGCTCCTTTTCTATTCGTTCTGGGGACGTAACTAACAAGTTTGTTAGAGGAACATTTACCCAAGAAGAAAGGGATCTAAATGATCAGAAAAGGATGAAGGCTTATTCTTCTCGCCTTTTTACATTACCTATGACCCTAAAGTATTCGGTAAAAATAGAAAGCGATAATCTAAATAAAACCTTCAAGATCGTCGAAAAAATATTTGATTTTTACTACAAGAATCAAGTAAGATATTTTCAGTACAGAGGAATTAGGATACCTGCGCAAGTTACTTTTCCAGAGAGTGCAGATATCCAAAAGAATTATAATTTTACCTATACTGATAACACGATAGTCGCAATTACTATGAATCTAGACATGGAAACCTATTTTCCTAGCTTTGACGATTATTCTACTTTCTATAAAGGAAACACTATCCATCAATTTAATCTACGTGAGAATCAAGCTGGGTCAAATGCACCTATTTCAGATTCTTTTATAGACGAAGATTTTCCTCCAAGTGAATAAATAATAGTATATGGAAACTAGATTAAAAAGCTTTACTCGATTTATAGGCGAAAACTTAGTAGTATCGCCCAAATTACAATACCACATTGATAATGATTTGTCGATTACTGAGTCTGTCTTTAGACCAGGTAGTGACGCTCATTTATGGCTACTAGAAGAAGCTCGATCATTACACGACTCTGGAAAAATATCTCTTGGATTCAACGATAATTTACTGTTTGAGGAAACTGATCTTGGTAGATTTGGAACCTATTATGATGTTAGAGTTCCATTAGATTTTGTATTTGAAAATACTGATCTTAATGAAGCAGAATACAAAGGAAAAGAGGTCCAAATTGGTAAGCCTCAGCGCGGTGGAGCTAAGAAATATCACGTGTATGTGTTAAATCCCAAGACTGGCCGAGTTAAACTAATCTCCTTTGGTGATGTACATGGAGGTCTTACTGCAAAGGTAAGTAATCCTAAAGCTCGAAAATCATTTGCTGCTAGACATAGATGTGCTGAAAAAACAGATCGTACTACTGCTGGCTATTGGGCATGTAGAATAAATCGATATGCTCATCTTTGGGGCGGAAAAACTTATCCTGGATTCTGGTAAATAATATAAATAATGAAATACTTACAACAATATCAATTATTTGAATCCATTACCTCAACTACAGGTAATAAAGTTATTACATATTTAGAGACTGGACAAGGTTCAAAATACTTAATGACTGATAAAGGAGAGACAAAACGGTGGAAGTCAGATCATGCTATGACTGGAGGTGAGGATAAAGGTCTAAAAAAGTGGCATCAAAATTCTTTTTTTATAGATCCAGAATTTGAGAATGAAGCAAACTCGGTTTTACACCTAACGAATAAGGGTATGAGACTATCAAATATAGGAATACACGTTGAGAATAATAAAGTTAAGATTTATATAATAAAAGATGGTAAATGGGTAATTGGTAATATGTTAGATGCTTATCCAAAATTTGGAAAAGATTCACCATTGGTCTTTAATTGTGTTGATAAACCAAAAATTGGATATAATATAGTAGAATACAACCTACATGATAATAATTTCTCACTTAAGAATTACCATTTAGGAAGTCCAGTTACTAAAATTACACCAATTGATGACCTTGATAAAAAAGAATTAGATTTTTTTATAAAAAAGTAAATATAATAATGATACTTCCATT